ATGATCACGATAAAGGACACGTTAGGAAATGTTAGATTCTCGACAGAAATAAACACGGGATCAAGACGAAAGTTCTCGTTAATGAGCGAGGATTATATAGTTCTTAAATTTAGCGTTGAAGACCCTGTTTATTTCAAGCTGGGAGATTACACCGACACGGAACTAGGACTATTCGAGCTCGTGGACCTTTACAAGCCCACGTTAAACGATTCTACCGGGGCATACGACTACGAGTTAAGGCTTGACGCTCATTACTACAAGTGGAAGAACAAGATATTCAAGTTTAACCCCGAGGTCGGGGGTAGCGAGGCTGGATGGAAATTGACGGCAACACTTGACGTGCATCTAGGTGTTTTCCTGCGCAACCTCTCCGCTCTCGGTTACACTTACAAGGGAACACCGTTCGAGGTAAATATAGACTCAACGGTAGCGAAGACTTCAAAACTTATCGTCTATGACAACACGAATCTCATAGATGCCCTAACGCAGATGGCAGAGACATGGGAATGTGAATGGTGGGTAGAGGATAACCAGATCCGCTTCGGTCGTTGCGAGTTTGGCGATCCCGTTGACTTCGTGATTAACGAGAACGTGGAGAGGATGTCACGGGAAGAGAGCAAGGCTACTTTCGCTACACGTGTTTACGCTTTCGGATCAACACGAAACATCCCTAACAATTACCGCCCGGTTGACGAGAGCGTCGTGGTAAACGGCATCGTTCAAAAGCGTCTCATGATGCCTACCGGGGTCCCGTACGTTGACGCTTACCCGGACATGACAACGGAAGAAGCCGTGGAGGACGTGGTGATATTCGATTATATATACCCGAGAAGAACGGGTACGATGTCATCTGTTACACCCGTGGAGAGAACGGAAAACGTGGAAAACGAGGATGGATCTACAACTCAACAAAAATACACGGTTTACCAGTTCAAGGATACCGGGATCACGTTCTCTAAAGATTATATACTTCCGGGAGAAGAATTAAGAATTGTCTTTCAAACGGGAGCGATGGCGGGAATGGATTTTGCCGTGACTTTTAACCCCGATAATCTCCCAGAGAAACTAGAAGACGGTAGCTGGAACCCGCAGGCTCAATTATGGGAAATCGTCCGGAACGAGGATTACGGGCGAATGTTACCCGCGGACACGTTGATCCCGACGAACGGGGACACTTACAACCTTTACGGGTTTGACTCTACCTCTCCAGTTTTCGAGGACATGATCAAGAGAGCGGAAGAAGAACTAGAGGAAAAGGCGAGAGACTACGTTGAGAAAACGAAGATAGACCCGAACACCTACCCTTGCACGATGATGTCTGACTACATGTATAACGACGGTAATGTCAGAACGAACGAGTTCACGGTAGGAGCGAGAATAAACTTGATCAACCCCGCCTATTTCGAGAACGGCCGTGTTTCACGGGTTATAGGCTTCGAGTTTGACCTGGATATTCCATACTCCTCCCCTACCTTCACTATCGGGGAAACGGCTAGTTATTCAAGGATTGGCGAGATTGAAGATAAGGTGGACGAGTTGACCTACAAGGGACAAGTGTTCGCCGGAACCGGTAATGGCGTGTACGTTATAGGGACTAATGATAACACCCCTCCTACCAACAAGAATGTTTATTCCGCATTAAAAGTTTTGCGTGAATTCGTGAGGTACCAAGGATGGGTTAACCAACCCCTCCGCACCTTCGATCCCGTCCAGTTCAATAGCGTTACCTCCCCTCTTTTCATCTTCAACGAGCTTACCACACCCGAGTTCGTTTCGGGTCTTCTCGGTGCCGGGACAAGGCTAAAGGACAATCACCTTGAACTCGACGAGATCACCGTGAGGAAACGCATGAACGTCTTCGAGTTGTTGATCCAGCGTGTTCGTGCCGTTGGAGGCCAGTTACTCCTGTCCCCGGCAAGTATCAAGATTTCAACCGTGGAAGAGCTAGAGAACGGTTACAAGTGTTCCTTCAACACCGATGACCAGACCATCCCAGAGCCTTTCGTGTTAAACGACCAAGCCTTTCACCAGACGTTTACAGGGAAGGGTATAAACCGTTACTGGCGTTTGACAACCGAGGCGGGAGACGATTACTTCGTCTTGAGTAAAACGGATTGCGAACCGGGTTCGGGGATACCACAACCCGGCGACGAGGTGATCCTGCTCGGTAACAGGACGGACAAGGCTCGTCAAAGTGCCATGATGCTCAGTGCTTACGGTAACGATGCCCCTTACCTTGACACTTACGACGGTATAAACGATTATAACCTTAGCGGTAAATTGCTTACTAGAGAGGGGAACCTAACCGGGATAGTGGATGAAGTGTTCGGACAATTATCCGGTTCTGGATTCTACGGCAAGAACGTTTACTTGAGGGGGAAATTCGCCCTCTCTTCCGGTGTCAGCGTGGAGGACAAGTTCGGTCAAACCGATTCTCAAATGAACAACTTGCAAGGACAATTAACTAACCAGCAAGGGCAGTTAAACACGCAGCAGGGACAGATAACGAACATTCAAACGGACATACTCGCAATCCCCGGACAGATCAAGCAAGAGGTGTCGCAAACCGTGACGTACGAGGTCGGCAACCTCAAAATCGGCATGGTCAACCTGTTGAAGGGGAGTAACGTGGAGTTGAACAGGCAAAACTACAATATAGGGAGGTATTATTGGGATAAAATACCAGAAACGGGCAAAACATACACTCTCGTAGTTTGTTACACGCTAGGAACAAATAACACGTACATTTCAGCATATTCGAACGTGAACACTGGTTCTGTTATAAAGAACTTCTCGACACATGGTGATAAGGTTGTCGAGTCTCACACGTTTACTCCGAGTCGGGAATTTGGGGATTCAATCGCTTTTTACCAGTTCCCGAACGACGGCACCTACGGCAGTAAAGTACACTGGGCCGTACTCGTGGAAGGTAACAAGGGACCGAACGCTTGGATACCCTCCCTCTCTGAACAAGGAGAGACAGCGGCGAAAGATGCCGTTGACAACTTGCAGATTGGTGCCGTGAACCTTGTTAGCCGTAAAATGATGCTCGCTTGGAACGAGAAAAAAGACGGCATAGCAGTGTGGGGACAGGATGCGGATGGGATATACTTGGGAATAAGCCAAGGAGCACTTTACACGTATGTTTGTGGTGGTACCGCACGTAATGACTTGTTTGGAGGGACGATAAAATATAAAGACAACACGCAATATGTATTTCAAGTTAAATGGAAATTAGCTGGAGAGCAAACTAATAATAATAGTGGGGTGTCTTTTTGGGCGTTATACACGGATGGAACGAGTGATGGAATACGACTTGGATCGTTGCAAACATCTTTAATTGTAGAAAGTTTCATCACGAAAAAAGGGAAAACCGTTGAAAAGATATTTTCTTCTTACGGGGATAACGTATACCGTTCCCTTATCTACTCCCTCGCCCTCTACGAGGGTAACAAGGTCTTGTCCGAACCTCCTGTTGCGACTGAAGACCTAACCGGGCAGAGTAACGTGAACCTAGTGGACGGGGGGAAAGAGGTGACGATTGCGGTAAGTTCAACGGATATTTGGAATTACAAAAAATTAATAGTGCCACGATTGAAGCCAAACACGGTTTATTATCTGTCTTTCAAGGTGGAGAATTTGACAGGAAGTCCGACGGTGTACTCCGCAGTATTATCTGATAAAGGTATTACAACTACATACTCCCGTTTGGATAGTGCTTCCGGTGGAGTGATGATCACACCGAATACATTCACGGAGGGCGAGGCTAGATTGTTACTATACGCCGGTAAGGCGGGAGCAACTGTCGGGAACTCCGTTAAGTACACCGAAGTCATGCTCGTCGAGGGCTTCACCCCTCCTTCTTCTTACTCTCCATCACCGGGGGACGTGCAAAAAGAGATTGATGACGTGAGCGATGCCGTTACATCTTTACAGAATTTCACTGATCAAGCGTTTGCGGACGGCATTATCACTCGCTCGGAGGCGCAAGCGATAGCTTCAAACATAAACGTGTTAAACGCCGAAAAAGCGGATATTGACGCTTATTACAACAAATTACACGCTAACGCCTATCTAACCGGGACGGCTAAAACGAACCTCGCAAGTGCCAAGACGGCATACAACACCGCTCACACGAACTTGATCAACTCGATCAACACGGCTATCGCAGACGGGAAGACAACAGCAACGGAGAAAGCTGACGTGGACGCTAAATTCTCCGCTTACAATAACGCTTTATCCGCTTACCAAACGAGGGTCGGGGAAGCGAACAAGGCGATACAGGATCAGATTAAAGCATTGGCGGAGCAAGATGCGACGAACAAGGTGAACGGGATACAGATCGGGGCTAGAAACTTGCTTTTAAATTCCGGGGTAGAAGTAACGAACGGGGCTTACAACATTAAAAACTACGAAACCTCCATTCCTCTTTTGCCAGGTAAAAAATATACCGTTGTAATAAAAGGAACAACGACCGGGGGGCAAACATTAGGAGTTTGGTTTAATAATGGGGGCCATGGAGGCGGAATATTCCCATCAAACATGAATGATGAAGTAGCTTTTATTCATACCACTTCCCCACACGCGCTTGACATTAAAGATTTTATTAGTTTTTACAATTACCCATCATCCGGGAGTGCTGCCAACCCCGCAACGATAAAATGGGCTTGTCTTTACGAGGGACACGTGAAGCCCCCGCTGGATTGGGTACAAGCCCCGGAAGACATCACGGATCGCCTTGCGGAATGGGCGAGCGATAACTACATCTCCCCGCAGGAGAAAACGGCATTGAGGCAGCAGAAGAGCGATATACAATCCGAGTACAACGATATTGTGGCGAACGCAAACAGGTACAATATTTCATTAACGTCCTACTCGGCGGCGTATAATTCTGCCATAGCCGCTTTAAACAAGTACACCGCAACGTCACCGGAAAACATAGCGGTGGAGTCAGATTACAACAACATATCTGCCTACTACCCCGCCCGTCAAACTATCCTTAACTCGATAGCCGTGGCGGCGAAAGCGCAAGCCGACAAGGCAACCGGGGCGATCGGCATGGACGGGGGAAAGATGCTGTACGCTGACCCGGAGTTCAAGAAGGGATTAAACGGGGTCATTCGATACTTGGCGCAAAATAACGGGGGCACGGTGAACCTTTACAGGGTTTCGAAGTCCACGGGACAGGACGCTTCAAACTCGTTCACCACGGACGTGGCGGCACACGTGAAAGAGGGAGCTGCTGGCTCCCCGCACAACGGTTCGGACTGGTGCCTGTACATTAGAGCGTACGGTGGAACGAGTAGCAGTCATCTTGGAGGATTTTATTTTGCTACCCCATCCCGTGCCAATGCCGTGTTCATCGTTAAAGTGAGCGCCAAGATACCCGTCGGGTACACGCTTAAAAACGCTCATAATTCACATGGAACTGGTTACAAGCAAGAATTTCTAACCCCCATGGTGGGAACGGGGAAATACGAGACTTATATTTTCAAGGAGACTTGCGGTAGCACGGGTACTTTTAGCACGATGAATCACCTTTTACTTTCCGGCCCGGTGAAGCCGGGGAACGACCCGTTAGATCCAGATAATGCCCCCCTGGAATGGTTCGTTGACTACGCTACCGTTTTCGACCTGACCGCCGACGGGTACGGGGACATCGTGGAGATAGCCAAGACCGAGACCGTCGCGGGGATAAACAACAACCCGGACTCCGTGACCGTTTACGCCAAGAAGACCGATTTTAACTCGTTAAATCAAGTTGTCAACCAGCAAGGTTCTCAATTACAAGTCAACACGAACAGCATTGATGCGATCGTCACGAAGAACGGAAGCGGGACGATTGTTTCTATTAAACCGGAGATGGTTGAGATCACGGGGGCCACGGTGATAAAAGACGGTAACGGGAACAAGGTTAATATATTCGGTATAGGAGACAAGGTTATATCGGTGAACGGCGGGGTGTTCTCCGTTGACAAAGCTGGTAAGGTTATCATGCAAAATGCAGAGATTGCCGGGAAGATTACAGCTAAAACCGGAGAAATAGGTTCTTTCACGATAGATGGGATATGGTTAAAAGGAAGTGAATTAAGAATATCCGGGAGTCAAATAACATTTGAAAACGGTAACAATCAAGTTTACTTAAATAGCCACCCGGACATGGCAACTGGCGGTGCAGTGAAGCTTGGGACATTCGTTTTGACGGGAGGTAGTTATAACGGACTGGAAAGTGCACGAGCTGTCGCCTTGATAGCTGCTGCCCCTAGCGATAATTATTCTTGCGCCATAGCAGTCACGAGCGGTAGGGTTCTCATGAAAGGCCAAATCCACTTTGACAACGTGGTTACTTATACTGGAAGCGGTGCGGTTACCATAACTGCTGACTCTGGACATTTCATTTATTTAACTCCCATAACTGGTAATCCAGTGGTTAGCGTGTCTTCTGGTTTGCCTATCGGGAGCTGGTTTATTATAGCACATGCAACAACTGCGGGAGGCTTTTATTACATCAAGCTGAGTGGATCGGATCGTTTTAGACGGAGAGGCAACGCGTATCAACAGGTAAACTCGAATAACCAAGATCCATCTTTGATATTTAAAGTCAATAATACCACGTGGGTCATTGGGAATTTACCCGTGAACTGGATAGATTGGAATTAATTATAAAGTTCAATAATTTTTAAATAAATATCATGGAAATAAATTATTACATTTCAGCAAGAGGAGAGGCACTGGTACAAGGTATCAACGTGTCTTTATCCGCCGAGTTTCAAAAAGGCAACATCCCCGCCACTGTATCTTTCAGCTCTAGCGGTAATTTCGACGTGAACGGGGAACCAGTTTTCATGAACATCAATGGCGGCTATAACGTCGAGAAGAGAATATTCAATAACTTGAACAGTTCTTTCCTACCTTCCGGTTTTGTTGCGGAACTTGAAACCAAGGTTATAGAATTCTTTAACCAAATTAAAATCGATCAAGCGTTATGAGGTACGAATTTGACGTGAACAAGGTAGACATAGTTGATCTTGACGGTCACGACTGGAGAAACAGTTTTCCGGATGACAAGCCTTTGAACAAACACATCGGAAGTAGCGTGTATAATCAAGTGAGAGACGTTGGACTTGATGACAAGTGCAAGGCCATTTACAATGGAGAAAAGGTCGAGTTTGATGACAGGGAGAAAGAATTATTCGAGAAAACAATCAAGGAACTCGGGATAAGTCCCGGCTTGGTCGAGCGCAGGATATTGCAGCAAATCGTGAAGATCGAGGAATAAAAAAAGGGGCGTTCCGTCTCGGAACAGACCCCGCTTATGCAAGAGGCTACCTTGTAACCCCGAGACAAAGGTATAACTTAAATTTAAATATCATGAATAAGAAGCAAATTTTTTGGTTGATCGTTGCCCTATCGGTGGTGGCGTTGATCGTTCTCGTCAAGGTATTCCCGTTTTGGGTGTCTTTGACTAGTGTTATCTCTTTCGGTTGCGGCGTGTTTGCTGGCTGGTGGGGGAAGGTGTTGCACGGGAAGTATATCAAGAACGAGTAAAAGGTTATAACATGGACGAGAGAAACGTGATAGGCGGGTTCGTGGCGGCGATCATGAGCAACCTGCTTGACTTCATGGAGCCGTTGAAGTGGTTCTTGTTGCTAGGTTTCATACTGATCATCGTTGACCTTCGTTTCGGTATACTAGCGGCTAAAGCACGTGGGGAGGTAATACGCCCGTCTAGGGCGATACGCCGCACTGCCAACAAGATCATCGATTACCTGTGCTGGATACTCGTGGCCGGGGCGATGGGGAAAGCCTTCGGGATACCTTTTGACGTGCCGATCTTGCCCTCTATCGTTTTGCTGGTGGTGTACGGTTGCGAGATAAACAGTTGTTACGGGAACTACTTCGAGGCTCACGGGAAGAAGGTCAAGATCAACATTTTCAAATTATTCGCCAAGAAGGCGGACATAATAGAGGTTAAAGATGAATAAAGTAACCCTTAGAAACTTGATAACTTCGGTATTGAAGGAGTTAAACCTTCACTCGGACAACGCCGTGAACCTGTTGATGGGGACGGCGGCACAGGAAAGCCACTTGGGTAAGTACAGGAAGCAAATAGGTGGCGGCCCGGCTCTAGGGATATTTCAAATGGAGCCGGCAACGTTTAACGATATAGTGAACAATTACCTCCATTACAAGCCAGCCTTGGTTGTAAAGATAGAACGTGTCGCTCACGTGTCACGGTTCAAGGCTGAAGATATAGAGAACAACGACTTGCTAGCGATCTGCATGGCACGTGTTCATTATCTCAGGGTGAGGGAGGCTATCCCTTCCGATCTCGAAGGTTGGGCGAGATACTGGAAACGCTACTTTAACACGCCTCTAGGCAAGGGCACGGAGGAAGAGTTTATCGCTAACTACAAGAGGTTAGTGGGGAATTAAACAACATAACAACGATACGACATGAGAATAAGGGTAGGCAAAAACATATTTTTCAAGTTAACGGTGAACCGGCTGAACGACGAGCCGGAGGATTTCACGGACGCTAGAAACGTGAAATTGACGATAAACCGGAAGTACAGCAGTTATCAAGTATCTCCCCCTCTAACGATACACGACAACATTATCGAGTTCGAGTTTGTTGGCGGCGGTAACGCTACCTCGGGGCAGTACGAGGTTCACCTGTATTACGAGAAGCTGAACGAGGCCAGCGTGACCGGTATTGACAAGTTCTACCTTGACTTCTGCAACGCTTTCATTCTCGTTGACTTGACTTGCAAGGAAGACACCGGTTTCGAGAGTGAATCACCGTCCATCAACTTGAGAGGGGTGATCGAGCGTAACAGGGACGGGAAAGACGGGGTGACACCGAGGATAGACCCGGAAACGAAGCACTGGATGATCGGTATAGAGGACACGGGAGTTGTTGCAGAGGGCAAGGACGGCTTAACCCCGTTTATCGGCGAGAACGGCAACTGGTGGATCGGTGACGTTGACACGGGCAAACCTTCCCGTGGTAAGGCTTTCGAGTATTCCGATTTCACGGAAGAGCAAATCAAGGAGTTACAGGAGCCGGCTAGAGCCATGATCGAGGCCTTGGATACCCTTGATAAAGCGGTGACTGCAAACGAGCAACAGCGAATCAATAACGAGAATACACGTGTTTCCAGCGAGAATACCCGAAAAGAATCCGAGAGCCTGAGAAAAAGTGCAGAGGATACCCGTGCCAGCAACGAGGAAGCTAGAGAAACGGCAGAGACTGGCAGGGCGAGTGCCGAGGATAACAGGGTAAAAGCCGAGCAATCAAGGGTTGAAACTGAAAACAACAGGGTGACAGCGGAAAACACCCGTGTCGAGAAAGAGAACGAGCGTCAAACGGCGGAGAACACCCGTGACACGAACGAGCAATCACGAAAAGAAGCCGAAACAAACCGGGTAAAAGCAGAAGAAGGACGTGTTACCGAGTTCAACAGGTTGAAATCCGAATCCGAGACGGCAACTTTAAACGCCACCGCACAAGCCGATTACGCCAAGCAGCAAGGGGACAACGTGGCGGGAACGGTGAACGAGATAAAGACGGCGCAATCGGGTCTCCTGTCAAGGGTGAACGATTACATGTACGACATGAGCGGGTTGCTGGGGAAACTGGCGGTAAAAGGTGCGGTTGGGGCTGATGAGAAACAGGTTACCGATGGATCGTATTATGATGTAAATGGAAATTTAGTGCCAAGCACAAGTGGAGGATACGCGTATCAAAAATTAACGGTTGATCCCTCTAAAGTGTATGAATTAAATATTTTATTCACGGGTGGTAATGTTTCCACTCTTGTATTATTTGATGAAAATGATAACGTTATTCACAATTCTCCCCGTGTCGCGGTAAGTGGAAATTTTGTTTTCACGGGGATCACGAGCATCGGAATAACTTTCGATAAAAATAACGAATCCAAGTACGTCATAAGATCCTTCGACATCCAAGACCTCACCACCGTTCTCAACACCCAGCAAGGAAACAGGGCTTTATACGAGGCAGCGGGAGCAACTTATAACGAGGAAACTGGTTTTTATGAGTTGAATGGACTTAATGACATCACAGAAGAGCAGATGAAAACTATTTATGTTCAAACAAACCACATGGATTATATTGAAAATATGAGTGATGTATTTTCTGGATGTAGTTTTAGGACAAATCTTGGGTTTAAGAGATTAAGAACAACAAATAATCGGAAGTTTAATTTAAGAAATGCGTTTAGAGAAAACAAGCAATTAGAAGTAATGAGATTAGGTCCGGATAATGACGTATGGCCGATGATCATAACTGAAAATAGTAGTTTTAACAATTCCTTTGTTGGTTGCTCTTCTTTGAAAAGTATTCTTGGGTATTTAAAATTTACAAGTTTAGAAAGAATTATAATATCATTAGTTCCACTATTACAGGATATAAGGATTAAGAATTTAATTTATAACTTGTCTATTCCGGATTCTCCATTACTTTCCCTTGAATCAATGCAATACCTGATCAACAACGCTGTCAACACTTCGGCCATCACTGTGACCGTCCATGCCGACGTGTACGCAAAAATTCAGGATACCACGAACACGGACTGGCACGCCTTGATAGCGTCAGCTCAAGAGAAGAACATAACATTCGCAACCGCTTAAAAATAGAAACCATGATACATATCACGAGCAAAGAAGTGTACAGCGATTCCGGCAAGTTCGTTCATCGACTTGGCACGGGATCTTATTTCAAACGGTCTACCTTGTTACCGGGTGATACAGCCGGTAATTTCGAGGAAGTTGATGAAGTACCGGAAGAAACGGGAACTAACTACAATGAAGAGGTGAATAGCATGATCCGGGAAAGATACTCTCTTTCTGAAGAGTTAGCCATCCTCCGGCAAAGGGATTCAAAGCCAGACGAGTTCGCGGCTTACAACGAGTACGCCGAGTATTGTAAAGTGGAAGTAAAAAATAGAAAGCATGAAAACAACGATACTTTTAATGATCTTGTTGATGTCGGGTTGTAAGAGCGTGAAGTACATCCCGGTGGAAACGACTGAAACGAGGACTGAATACGTTGACCGTTTCAAGACGGATAGCGTTCACGTCCGGGATAGCGTGTTCGTGATGATGCAAGGTGACACGGTGTACAGGGACAGGTGGCATACCGAGTACAGGGAAGTGTACATTAGAGACACTATCCATGTCAGCGAGCGAGATACCATCCGGGAACCTTACCCTGTTGAGATAGTGAAAGAAAAATACAAGGTGCCTAAATCGTTATGGTGGCTCGTTATCCTGCTAGCCGGGTTAAGCGTCCCGTCCGTCCTTAAAATACTACGTAAACTCAAGCTGATAAAAATATAGAAAAAAGGGGAGAGAGTTTTCCCCGAAAAGACCAGCACCACCCGATCCTGTTCGTGAGCTTTCCTCTCAATCCCGGTTAAGTCTTACGAGCAGGATTTTTATTTGTTACAGAAAAACGAGAAAAAATGGAAAAAATTTTTCAAGAGGTGGTAAAAATAGTCTCCGATGGAACCGGGATAAACGGTAACGATTTAATACATAGCAAGAAAGAGGAATGCGTTGACGCTCGATCTATCTTGATAAATTTATTATCAGAACTCGGTTTTACCGATACTTTAATATCAAGGTACACTTGTTTAACCCGTCAAGGTGTCAACAAGCTCAAGAACACGTTCAACGACAGGAAGAGGAATTCTTTCATCTTGTCAACGAATTATCAACAAATAAGAAACGAACTAGCAACCAATAATTTAATTAGCAACTAGTTATAACTGAAATTTGTGATACCCGGTAATGGTGCCGGGCGATTATAAATTTCAAGAATATGAGTGAAACTAAAACTTTTGTATTCCCGAACGAAGGAGGTAGCGGAAACGGGATGCTGGGTATGCTTGCCCCGCTTCTCCAGAAAAACGGGCTTGACCCGAACTTGCTTTTAGCCATGAACAACCGTGGAAACGGTGGATTCGGTGGCGAGGGAGGCTGGTTCCTTTGGGTTATATTTTTGTTTTTCCTCTTCCCGCTCATGGGACGTGGCGGGCTCTGGGGAGGAAACGGCGAGAACGGTGGATTAGGTGCCATCCCGAACCTTATCAACAATGACAACGGTAGAGAATTGCTGATGTCCGCCATCCAAGGTAACGGGCAAGCCATCAACACGCTGGCAACCAACTTGAATTGCTCGGTGGGACAAATCCAGCAAGCCATCAACGGTGTCATGTCTCAAGTTCAGCAAGTTGGCAATCAAGTCGGACAAAGCTCCATGCAGATCATCAACGCCATCCAGCAAGGGAATTGCCAGATCGCCCAACAGATCGCTTCTTGCTGTTGCGAGAGCCGCCTTGCAATCTGTCAACAAACCAACACCTTGCAAACCGCCATCAACGGCGTGGCCACGGGCCAAGAGAGAGGTTTCGCCTCGCTTGCCTTCGAGAGTGAACGCCAGACTTGCGCTTTGAAGGGAGCGATAAACGATTCAACGCAAGCCATCCTTGCCGGGCAACGGGCGGCAGAAATGCGCGAAATGCAGAACAAGATTGACCATTTGCGTGAAGAGAACAGCACGTTCAAGAGCTCGGCAATGACCTCGCAAATCGTTGCGCAGGCAACGGCACCGTTAGGAGCGGCATTGAGTGACTTGAGCGGGCGTTTAGCAAAAATCGAGTGTAACCAGCCGGAAGTGGCCAAGGTACCTTACAGCCCGGTCGTGGGTGTTCCCACTTGCGTGGCGGCACAATACGGGTTAGGATACGGCTTGCCATACGGTAACGGGTACTGGGGATAAAGAAAGGGGGGGTAAATATGCCGTTTATAAATCCTTTCATAATGGCTAACAAGAACGGGATCCCGAGGCTTGAAAGCACGGGAATTACGGTAGGAACCGCCAACGTGCGTTTCTCGTTCCGTAATCACCCTTTCCTGTCCGCTCCTTTCAGTGGCTTGATCCTTTTCAAGCTGGCACAACCCGTTCCAGCTGGCACCACGGGAACGCTCCCGGTGGTTTTCGACACGAACGGGACGACTCAAGACCTCACGACGATAGCGGGTGCCAACGTGACGGCCTCGGATATAACAGGAACGGGTATTTACCTGTGTTATTACGAGTCTGGAAGTAACACCTTGCAAATATTGACAGGAGTAGTGTAGAACCGAAAGCGGGAGTTATCCCGCTTGTTAAAGAGTTAATTAATCATGTTTCAAAGTCTAAGACAACAGAATATATTTTACATCCTTCAAAAAGGCGACAATCCCAGTTTGAAGGTCGGTCAGGTGGTTTCCGTGAGTAACCCGCAACCCAAGTACGGCCAACTCGTGCCGGGTCAAGCCTTCGGGCAAAACGTGGAAACGGTAGTTGACGTGTCGGTGAAGGTCGGGGAGGAAACGATGGAGTTCAAGCAACTCCCGGCAACCTTGTCTATCGCCAATTTCGGTTCTAGCGGTGTCGTGGTATCCGAGAGCAGGGAGGCGATGAACGCAGAGGTTGAAGCGATGCTAAGAACGAGCAAGCAAGTGCTAGAGAGCATCCCTTATCATGAAAGCGTCATAGCCTCTTGTGATGACATGCTAAAGGTGTTAAACCCGCAACTCGCTAAAGAGAAAGCGCAAGAAGAGAAAATCGGGCAGCTGGAACAAAAGGTTTCCGGCATGGAAGGCACGCTGACGGATATAAGAGAGATGCTGTCGAAAGCTTTAAACGGTAGTAGTAACAGTAAAAAAACGAGTTAAATGGTTATGATCGAAATATCAGAGAGCAAGGTCGAGAAAATGTCCGACTACGCTGAAAAAATGGTTCGTTACGGGGGCAAGCTGATGCAGTGCCTTGAAGAACTTTCCAGCGGTGAAAGCATGGGCGAACGCTGGGACGATGACGAGGATTACGACGACATGGGAGAACGTGGCGGTTACGGCGGCGGCTCCGGTCGTGGTGGTTACGGGAATCGCAGGGGTGTTCGTGGAACCGGAAGGTATTCACGTTACCGGTAGTGTTTAACCGGGAGGCGGGGTCTTCTCGCCTCCTTTTAAAATTAATTACGATGAAACAAAGAGAGCCGTTAGACATATATGACACGAAACCACAGAATATGATTAATTATTTGAAATACAATGGTTATCATTTCAATAAAAAAATGTGTGACTTCGCTATCAGTAAAATGAGAAAAATGAACTCTTCTACAGGCAAATTAGAGCGAGTCGAAATATTTGATAAGAATAAAATCGACGAACTATTGTCCAAATATGGAATAACACTGAATAATAATATAATGTACGATTATATTTATGTGTTTCACATGGCTATGAGCGATTTTTATCATAGTTCTTTACCTGACGAAAAAAGCCTTGTATTATTCGTGAAAGATTACGTGGATGACGAAGATCAAGCGGATGGATTCATATTCAATCGTTGGTATGCTGATTCTGTGCGAAATGGAGTGGCAATCGAATTTGGAGAGATGATTTGATAATGTATTTGTTATTAATAACAATTACATTATCTTTGTGATGTAATCAATTGTTTATTAATATGGAAAACGAAACATGGAAAACTATTAGTGGCTATGAAGGATATTATAAAATATCAAGTAAAGGTAGAGTAAAATCACTTGACAGAACAGTAAAACAAGGTTGTTCTTTTAGAAAGGTAAAGTCAAGATACAAAAAAATACATATTGGAACTCACGGGTACCCTTGTGTTACTCTTTGTAAAGACAGAAAATCTAGAAGTATTCCTATTCACCTACTTTTAGCGAAGGCTTTTATCCCTAATCCATTAAACAAGCCATACGTAGACCATATTAATACGAATAAAATGGATTACAAGTTGGAGAACCTACGATGGGTTACCCCAAAAGAGAACGCAAATAATCCATTAACATTAAAACATTGTAAAGAAAACACTTACATAAGTAGCGTTTCGTCGAGAGCCAACGATACGAAAAGAAAAAGAAATACAAAAACAGCCCCTCGGATTGTATATCAATTTGATAAAATAGGTCATTTGATTAATCAATATGAAAGTTCTAGAGAGGCACAAAGATACACGGGAATACAGGCTAGTTCAATAAGAGATGTTTGTGTTGGTAAAAGGTATTCATGTGGAGGTTTTTTATGGAGTTATTCCAAGGAAATTGTCCCCCAATATTTAAAGCCAACCCACACAAACGCCAAGACTGTATTACAATTTGATAAAAACGGTATTTTTATCAAAGAGTGGAAATCTTTGAGGGCAGTATGCGAAGTGTATGGATCATCTCCATCTAATCTTTCAAGAAGTATAAAAAATGGGAAGTTTAGAGGAAAATATATTTGGAAGTTTAAAAATAAATAACGATGTGTTATTTCGTTAAATTTAATACTATGAATGGATTGAAATACATACTGCGCCTCATTCGTGGGGAAAGCCCGGAGAGTATCATTAAATCGATGCCAGAGGAGGATTTTAACAAGATAAAGGGATTCGCTCAAGGTATTGATAAACGTGCCTTAAATCGAGCGCAAAGGCGTAGATTGGAGAAACAACTTGCGAAATTGAACAGATGATAGTTAGAGACCTGTATATCGACCGTTACGACTGGCACTTGAGGGTGTTCTACGCCGTGGATTGCTATTACACCCGTGATATAATCGACGAGTTAAAAGCTATCCAGTGTCCTAGGAAGAATCTCGAACGAGCCTACCGGAACATGTCTTCATGCAGGTTGAACACGGGTCTCACTTACTCGAATAACGCCCTGCGTGAAACGGTGATGGTTATCGGGACGTGGTCAAGTCCGGCAGAGTTCGATAACTCTTTCTCGCACGAGTTGAGACACTTTACCGACCACGTTGCTAAAGCCTTCGGGTTAGAAACAGGCGGGGAGGATGTCGCTTACCTGTCCGGGGAGATCCGGAGGGAGTTGTTCCCGGTGAACAAGATGTTCCTGTGTACCTGTTGTAATCACGACAAAGATATAGAGAGGGAAATTTGTAGATGTAAAACTTGAAAAACACGCTCCATGAAAAACGATGCTAATTTAGTGTATTTAATGGACTTGCTGGATAACGAGTGTATCGCCGGGGTCGCTGCTATAATCATAGCGGAGATGCTCGCTATCGTTTGAAAGCGGTTAAACAGTTACTTGAAGTGTGGCACGATTGGAGACGTGTTAGAGGGGCGGGATGCCCCTTTATTTTTTGGGGCAAATGAAAAGAAAGTGAATTAAAGACAGCAATCCTGATTCACTTTCTTTTAGACTATTATCTAATAAAAATAGTTTATAACGTCGTTTCAGAGAAATCTAGCTCGTATACAACCTCTCCATTTTTGTCCTTGCTAAAATAAGCTACCCCGATAAGTTCGGAGAACTGGTAAGCAGTCAAAAAAGGAATCGAAACCTTCCCGTGATCAGGAACCTCGATGGTTGCCCGTAATTTTTCAGCTTCTTCTTTGCACAATCTTTCTAGCATCTCAAAACTATCCGTTCTTTTCCCAAGTTTAATAGAGATTCCAGAGTCAATACTATCATCCTCGATATATTCTTCTTCCATAAATTTTAATTTTAGGTTATTGGCAGTATTTTAAAAGTTCATGTATCACTTTGATGCTAAAATATTTTATTCAGACATCGGATCTATCTCTGGATGCAATTTCAAGTATTCATTTCTTAACTCGATACCCATTAACATAGCAATAGTGTTAATGGTTATATTCGTGCCTTCAAATACTGGATGAGTGTACACGAAATCTTTGATTTTTTTGAAATCTTTATTGTTAGATACACTGAAACATATCCTTGCCGCACAAGAATCAACATCTAATGCTGTTTTGTTTCTCATTTCTGATATTTCAGAATTTAACAAACGAAGTAGAGGTTGCTTGTTGTTTTCAAAGAAATCGTTTGCTCCACTCTCGTTAAATAATTTACGTCCCTTTTCATTTAGTTGTCTAGGGCTATTCATTCTGGTGAACTCATCATAGTCAGCCCCACCTCTTTTTATAAGAAATCTTTCAAGGGTGTCAATTTTAAATAGAGCTTTATTAACCAATTCAATAAGTTTGTCGTGTTCCTTGTCGTTGTCATTATGCATGTTATTGTGCTTATCTTCCCATTTCGTGAATTTTCTTGCTATACGATAACACGTGATGCTAACGATAATGATGATGGCAAATGTAGGCCAATTATCTACAATATATTGTAATGCAACGCTTTCCATAATATATTATTAAAATTGGTGCGCAAATGTATAATCATTTATCAAATATAGCAAATTTATTTTATTATCCAATGCTACTTTCATATAGTGGTATATTATACGATAGCAAATAACAAAAGTTTATTTGATTATAAATTTAAAATTAGTCTATATAAAAAAAGCGGCCCCCGTTTCCAGAAGCCGCCACGTTGTCACTCTAACTTGCATCACTCGCCACACGGCACATCTAGCATAGTACGTCAATTATCACATACAGGGTATTTCTCTAAAACCAGAGCGGGATCCAATGGTATTTCGGCGAGACACCAAATGTCGAACCTCTCGCTAATCACGAGGGGCGAGATGTCGATTATAACTTGTTTTGTTTCGTTATCCATAAAAAAGTGGCTTAACGTTCGCTGTCAGCAAGGAATCGCCAGAGACCTAACAATCAAACTACTAGCCAAGCCACCGTATAGGAAGCCCAACTAGCTCATTTGATTGTTCAAATTTGAAACTGGCGATTTCTGCTGAACAATGAACTAGTTCGTAATATTTTCGTGGCACACCTTCACGTGCCGTGGTGCAAAGATATAAAATATTTTAATAACACTTGTCGGAAATGAAATTCTCCTTCCCGTACTTCGCTATCCAATCCCGTATTATCTTTATCCGGTGTTGCGAGTAGCAAAATACTTTGGATTCAACAGAAAACCACATGAACCCCAATCTTCTCCGGTATAGGGTTATCACGCTACCCCTTGTTTCGATCTTGTAAGTACGTTTCATTTCATCTTGTTTTAACCTGTTTTTGGTCTACCTCTTTCTTGAAAAAGAAGTTACTGATTTTCTTTTCACTATCAACAATCATCCCGGTTAACTCCCAACCGGATTGTCCAAGCTCGTTTAACCGTTGCTCGTCCGGTATCATGCCATAACCGAATGTTAACACCTTGTACTCGAATTTTTTCATGTTGTATTTGATTATTTTTTTAGATGGTTATATCTCTTGTTTAAGTTTCTTCACTATCCACTCCCCGAAGTCATCCTGTATCTCGATTGCTTCTTCAGGCGAAAGGTTTAAAGCACCACGCCAGGTTAAATGTCCCCACCCACGGAGTAGCATGATGTTTACACCTTTTATAGATACTATACCTTTATCGTACTTGACTTCGTGCTTTACCCTTTTTTTACTATTCCCGTTAAGAATGCGTATTAATTCTTTTCTTGTCCGGGAGTCTGCCACGATTTGAGATACTGCCATTTTTTTCTTCTTTTACTTCGATGAATATCACGTCCTTTTCGTCTGACCTCTTAAATTTATTACAGTGGCCTATGAATTTACCACAATGAGATGTTTCTGATAAAACGCATCCACGGCAATCAGTGTCAATCGATTCCACGCATTTCAGTTTCTTTTTCCCGAACTGGAATACCTCGCCTACTTTGTATTCTTCCATGATTATTTTGATTTAAGTCGTTTAATTAACTCGTCAGCATATTCTATCGCTCGACTTACATCTTTGTCAATATAATGGAAAGGATCACAGCCGGGGATACTTTCCTCTGCTATAATCCCGGTTAGAACATCTTTCGCTATCTCGTACCTGCGTTGCTCCCAGTCAATCGCTTTATACGTGCTATCAAGCTCTATCTCGTCAATTGTTAGTTTCGTGTCCATAATCAATACTTTTTACCATGTTTATACTCTCTTTTCTCGTTATATATCATTTTATGCTCGATGAACCATAAGAGGTCTATGTCAAGTATCCTTGACAGGGCAAAAATTTGAGTAATGGCGTAATTCACTTGCTCTTCCAGCGAGTACTTGTAATTCATGATGTCTTTTATTATAGCGTAAACGTTCTCCGTGAACGTCTTCTTACTCGATACCACGTTGACGAGAGCAAACCTGTTAAGGTTTAGATTTCGAAGCCCGGCGAAGTCTAGTAACCGTATGCAAGCGTCGGCAAGCTCGTCTTCCACCCTGTCTTTAACGTGTTCCTCGAAATTATAAACGAATAACACGTTATCCCCGTGAAATGTTTTGGGACTGAATATCGTGTTCTCTTTGTCTTTTGGTACCTTGGCGTACAACCCTTTCCTGTCAGCCTCAACCGCCTCTGATAACTCCGATATAACTAACATTAGATAGTGACCATCACTAAACTCTTCTTCGTGAAACCCGTGTTCACGTGCTATCTTGTAAGCCTTGTCTCTTAATTCATTTAATTCCATGTTTCAAAAGTTTAATTGATGATCATTTTACCAGTTAATAAACACATGGATACTAACATGATATAAAATACGCAAATCAACAAGCCGAATTTTAAAGTAAAAATACTTGACTTGTTTTTTGATGTTACAATCAAAAACACTAAACCGATGACCATTATCAAGCCACCTATTGAAAATAAAATTCCTTTTTCCATGCTATAAACTCCTACTAAAAACAAAGAAAAAATACTTTCCACACTTACCACAACGTATGTTCCCGGCAGAATTACTACTTATCGTGTACTCTTTACTCCCGCAAGAAGGACACGTCGGGGTAGGGAACAACGGTTGACCGGGTTCAATCTTGTTTACCTTGATTTCTTTCTCTTTCATGACACACGAAAGGACATACTTGTCAACGAGGTTCATGATTTCGTTAGTAGCGTAATCTAAGTGAGATTGGAGGTTCATCTGATACCTATCGGCACCATTAACCCATTTTTGTACTTCTTGTTTTAATTCTTCTCTAGTCATATCTTGTACATTAATTTCTTGAATTCTCCCTCTTGATCAAACGGCTCGTTTGAAGCACTTTTGAGAAAGGCTTTAAGCAGGAAGCCACGGAATAATTTCTCGCATTTTTCTTTCACGACCCGTTTCTCGTCCTCCCTAGCCATTCTTACTGCTTCCAAGGCGTCTTCTTCGGATAATATGTAATCCCCGGTGGGTTCATTCTCGCATATATCACCGTTCCAAGACACCTCTTGTATTTTCATTTGATCAATGTATTCTTCTGGTGTCATGATCATTCCTCCCACTCTATTTTAACAGTGTCGATATAATGTGGACTTTTTGTATCAATATCTTTTAACGCTTCCTCTTTTGTTGGGTATATTGTACCGGCTGTTTTAGAACCGAAATAAGAAGCGTTTATAAACACGTTTACCCACCCTTCTCTCTTTTCGGGAACCATCACTAAATCTAATTCCGCCATCCCGGGAGCAAAATTCCGTCCATCTGCTTTGTAACAGATTATCCCCTCTTGTTTTTCGCTCAATCTCACTAACGCTATAATCGGGGTATCTTCCTGCGTGATAAAATCATAACACAATATTCTAATGGCTCTCCCGTCTCTCGTGCATACAGGATGCCCGGCTTTAGCTAGTTCAATGTCAAATGGTTTCATAATTAATTGCTTTATTTCTTCCCGAACAATATATCATAGCACACCCATGTTAAAGTGCACAATGATATAATAATTATCACACCTTGCCATACTTGACTAATCTTGATCAAATAGCCTATTAATGCTACCGTGAAAAAAAGCCCCATAACGACGAGGAAAGACACGATAATTTTTGCAATTTTATTCTTCATATATTTCGATTTAGTAATTAATTTACTTTTATTTTGGTCACCTTATTTGTAAGGTGACCAGATTATTAAATTTTGCTCCCGACATTCATGTCGGGAGCAGGGGTGTTTTATTATTTGAATTTTTCAATAATTTTATCAAGATAGTTCCTTAGTTTCAATATCTCTTCTTTGCTTGAACAAATCTCGGAAACTTCTTTTTCATACACTTGGTCGCACGTTGAGATCATTAACGTTGGTGTTTCAGTCCCTATAATTCTTATCCCGTGTTCATCTACTGAATACATTTCGCAATATTGTATTTCAAGACATCCACCGTTATCAAACGCCACGCTCACGGCGTTGTGTTCTTTTTCCCATTCGGAAATTTCGTCAAAGGTCATATCTGACGTGCAGATGTATTCAAACTCTTCTGATTTATCCATGTATTTTCTTCCCATGTTGTTTGATTTATAATTATTTTAAAAATTATGCTTGTAACACTTTAGGTGTCCAATTTTTCCGCCATTGCGATCTCAAATATTCTTCTAGCTGATCGAAAGACCTGATAAACCCCTCGTTTATGAGATCCGTAACTTTAGTTTCCAAGTGAAATAATTCTCTTTGCTTATTTTCCTCCCCGTGCTTGTTCCTGATCCCACTCTCGTGTTCGTTAAATATTACCCAGTTTAAAGCTTCCGCTATTTTCTTCATCGCCGTTGGCATGAAATCTCTCGGTACTATTTTCATCACGGCAGAACTTAATTGCTTGTAAGCGTCCCCTGCATCGTTCCGGTAGCGGATCATCTCGTCAGCAACGAACTTTAAAACGTGATACTCGAAACGTGGGCTTAAGTACATGGCAAATTTTATAAATAACACCGGGTGCATCCATGTCCCACCGTTTTTCTTTCCTCTACACGTCTTGGATAGGGCATTTTTTAAATCCCCGAAATTCTGGGATTTAAAATTGAGTTCATTTTCAGCTATTTCAGACATTAATTGATCCAAGTTCGTGGAATCCCAAAAAGCATCAAGTCTTCGCTCTTTTAAATCCGTAGAATTTACGGGTTTAGATTTTGCATTTTCATTCCACTGTCTCAATAGATGAGTGGCGTTAAAATACCCGTCACTTGTCCTTTGGATAACGTTAAAATTACCCATGGGACGAATCATTTCTTGATTTGTTTTCATGATTTTAATTTATTGTTAGTAATAGTAGTTTAAAAATTTACTTGCGAACTCGGCGGCGGTTTTTCTCATACCCTCCGTCTTTTTCTCGATAAATTCAAGTTTAGACCAAGCGAACATTCCGGACATGATGTTGTTGTTAAGCGTGGCGAAGATGTTCGTTAATTGTTCCTTGATGGTCCCATGTCTTAACAGTGACAGGCAGGACATATCCCCGGCTTGCTGCACCCCGTGTTCTTTCTTTAACACCTTCTCGTGGCCCTTGATGCGTGAATTTACATCAGCGCACAATTCTCGAATGATATTGATGATCTCGTCCTCTCTTACCGTTATTCCGGATAGCTTTCTTTCCATCTCGTTAAAGGCGTTGATGTAGGCCTCTTTGAATCGTGCGGCTATCTTCCCGGTGAACCCCATAACTAATAGCGTGAAACCGTCTCTTGTCATGTAATACATCGGGAGCTTTCTTTTCACGTTATTACGTAATTCGCTGAAATAGAAACACGGCGAAAAATTTCGCCCTGTGAATTCGGTTGAACACTCTAATGTTCTAATGGACTTCAAAACATCCTTGTGGGGTTTCCTGAAATACTCGGCTACTTTTAGGGAAGTAGTTACTACTTGGTCATGATTGACCATTACCAGCCCGTTAGTAGGGCATGAGTTCAAATTAATTGCTTTCATCTGAGTCTAGCATTTAGATGAATTAAACAAAAAAGCAGTTCTACATAATCCAAGCTGCTAGACTCACACATATCAGAGATATATGAACGGATTATAATAGAACTGCATATACTTTTCTATTATCTCTTAACATTGCACTCTTGCAATGCCTATGTGTAAATCTAGCATCGCAAAAGTAGTAATAAAACCGATAAAAACAAATTCCACGAAAAAAGCGAGTAGAATTTACTCGCCTTGATACTAAAATTAAAATTATGTGGGTTAGTGTTCTATTTATCCTTGTCCTTTGGACGCCACCTAATAAAGATTGAGGCCGCAAGTATCACGGACACGCTTCCGAATATCGTACCTTCTACACTCAAACCATTGTAAACAAAATAGGCAGCGCATCCTATTATGGATAAAATAATGAAAAAAGCAGCGACGATTGAAAGTATGTTTTGGATAAAAATATGATTCATGTCCTTGCTCATCAAGTGAATTTTACTCATGTTAAACTTGATACGAGCGTCTTGCTCTATTTCGGTCCGTTTTTTTATCCAATCAACGCAAGTCGGATCAATGGATTGTAACTTGGCTAATTCTTCTGCCGATGGTAACAAACTATCATCATATATTGACGTTTGTTCCACGGCAACTCCATCTTCCTTGTGAACTAACCTGTTTTGTTCCGCTTTCTTTCCCATTATGTTTCAGATTATGACAAACAACCTTCACACTGTAATTTTCTTTTTGCTTCCATGGTGGCTTTCGTGAAATCATTTCTCAAGTTCACACTATCACCACGTAAGTTCTCTTTTCCCTTGGAAATATCATCAAAATCAAGAGATTGTATTTGTTCCAATAGATCTACCATGTCTGGCGCATCGGGCTTTCTCTTGATGTAAAAAGCGTTCGCTATGACGCTTAACAGTTTCTTGAAAGATGTGATTGACATAGTTCTATTATATTTTTGTTGGTTTTCGGCTGCAATTTACGATATTTAGTTTGAATAACAAATTTATTTTCATCACGAAAAAAGAATTTAAAAGTAATTATGGCGAATTCGCCATAATTAAAAAAAGCCCGTGGGGTGGTGTACCTATTATCGAGTTTAGCGGCAACACGGTGTCTGTCAGGTACGCTTCGCCAAGAGCGTAATCGTGCAGTAAATATATGAACATTACCCGTAATTTCAAATTCCAACGCCAAATTTTTAAACCCATCGAATTCGATGCTTTTAAAATAATTATATCTTTGCACCGCATGTTATCAGGAGTACTTACACCTGTTTTAGAGGAGATGCCTGCACGTCTCCTTTTTTTATGCACGTCTCCTTTTTTTATGCACGTGATCTTTGTTGCTTAGCGTGATCGAAATCCTCTTTCCTTACCTCCATGCAAGAGATTATAGTGATTGGACAATCGTCAGGAATATCATCCCCATCATCCCTTAAACTCTCTCGAACTATTTTACCGGCTAGAACGGCTGTGTAATGCTCGCCTGCAAACATGACGTTGCCGATCATATTATTTACATAGTAACACACGGAGAAGTACCTCCTTTTAGGTTTCATCGCCCTGTAAACTGACCACGTCCCGGTAATGATAAAGATACCTGACACGATCCACTCTCCACCCGGCAGGAAGTATTTTAACACTGACGATAACAAGGCGAGAAACACCACTGCTGAGGATACAACGATGAACGCCTTCAATAAAGTTTCTATTTTCTCTCTCATAATACTGGTGTTTGAAAATAATTCATTATTTCCTCTTCCGTTGCCTTGTGTAACGGGGTGTTAACGTCACGTGGAAAACTTAGATATTCAAAACCCGGTAATCCCAAACCTCTAGTAGCTTCCCTCTTGATCGCCCAGTCGATCCCGTTCGTGAAGAGCTGTTCGTTATCGGTGTCATCCCTCATTGCGGCGAGGGCGAGAAAGAGCAACTCGTCGTCCCCGCAATCAATTAGCTTGCACGTCCCAGATTTCACCTCGTCCTCGAATATGTCTACCGATTCATCGTGAACGGCGTGAATATCCCCGTGTCCCGCCATCAAGTACACGGCGGTTGCTTCCCCGGTGCAACGACAAACCCGGTATCCCATCTTTTCCAATTTGCCTCTTAATTCCGGGGTATTCTTTCTTATAAAGCACTTTGTCTTGAACATGACTATTTTATTTTATCTGAATAAAAATCTAGGATCTCTTTCAACGTGTCACGTGCTTTCTCGGCGCATCTCCTGTTAGAAAGATTCTCGTTATCCTTGTTCGAATCGTACACGTTATAAACTTCTAAAAACAAAGTATTTAGCAGCTTGCATTGATCTAATAGATTACAATATCTCTCTTTATTAGTACCATCATCACTGATAGGAGTGATATTACCGATCAACTTGCGTACCACATAGTAAATATCGAAATAATTCATTGTTATTGTTTTGATTGTTCAACTTCCGTTATCGAGTTCAGATCGTACACGTTGCATTTAAGCAGGTGTACCAGCTCTATGTTAGCGTCGTAACACAGGCTCTTGAACTTGCAATTATCACAGTTGGTTTGTCCCTTTTGAACCGTGAAGGTGACGGTTTCGGGTTCCGGCTCCGGTTCGTCTATCTTTATCTCTTCCCATTCATCAACGATGAATCTACCAAATAGCGAATAGTTATATTCGAGGCAAATTATCCCTGACTTCGGGTACACGAAGTAAACTGCTGTTAAAGAATCACCCTTTAAATTGTTGGCATTTTTACCTCCCATGGAGATTAACTTGTCGATCACCGCCTTCCCCTTCTCGTTACCCCTGATGTAATAGTGTTTTTCTTTTTCCATGATCACTTTCTCTTTTTAGCCAGCTTTCGCTGGTATTCTTCACTTAATTTCTTGTTACGCTGTCTGTTTTAATATCTCGTGAATCTTGTTCATCTTCTTGTCAATGATCGAGAAGGCCGTGAATATCTCGTCGCAATTATTCAAGTCTATATCCACCTCACCGTAAATAGATGCGAATAAACCGGTAAACTTCTTCGATTCGAAGTTTATAGCCTTGATGTTAACGTCATCCAGGCAAACGTCACGCATCATAACCTTGCTCATGATCCTCGATACCTTCTCGTCATTCATGATCGAGTAACCGGAAAGGACGTTGATAATTGACGATCTCGCTATACAAGTGACGTGATCAGTGTTGTCGATGAACCCCTGGACGTATCTCTTGATCGAGTGGAAGAGTATCTTGATGTCATTCCCGAGCTCGTCATCAAGCGTGTCAAGGTTGCTTGTCAATTCCAGCTTCGCCGGTTCAGTGATGCAGACCGAGCCATACATGATTGACTTGTACTTGTCAATCCGGCGTTTCATCTCGTTTAACGATCCCTTGAACCCTTGCCGGTACAGGTTAGACCGTTTCGTGTCGTTGATCAACTCTAGTATATACCCGTCGATCGTGTCAGCGACGATCAAGCCGGAATAAATATACTTCATCCTGTCATCAAGATCTAGCACTGAAATAGCGTCAATCCCGTTTCTTCTCGGGACTACTACCGGGATCCTAAACTTGCCTGGCTTGATATTTATCGTTGTTCCCATGTTAATCTATTCTTTTAAAATACCTTGATTTAAAATCCTTGGTGTGGATGATCGAGTTTTTCATCCGTTCCTCCGTTTTGAAAAAGTAGGTGGCGTTCCCATCCTTGACCCGGAACTTACCGAGCTCCGGAGCCTTGATCTTCTTCTGTTTTATCGTTTCACTGTCACGCCGGGCCAGTTCCTTTGAATTCTGGAAGTCCGGGTGTTCTATACCGTTTGCTGTCATGATATGTTATTAACTCTTCTTTATGAATTTGTTTTGAATCTCTGAAATCCGGATCGCCAGGTCCTCATTCTTGATTTTAGTTGAAATTCGCTCGCTAGTGTCGCTTGTCTTGTTCCTATCATCAATCGATTCACAAAAACACGCTCTCTCTTGAGCGTATTGAGCGATCCACCCGTAGATGACATTCCCATCGATCCTATCGTAAATCTTGCCGTAAACGCCACGTTTGGCGTTATTGAAGCAAAGTTTGAAGTCATCAATGTTCAGGTAGTAAAAATCATCTATGATTAGTTGTATCGTCTCCAGTAATTGCATTGCACCGATAGTCTTTCCAACCGAGAAGAAATCAAGAACGTCTTTCACGATTAGATAGAACATGGATTTTAAAGCGGCTTCGTCGGTGAATTTCTTGAAACTTGCTAGAGTGGGCGTTACACTTGCCAAGGTGTCGTCAAAATTCCTTGGGCATAGAGCGGTGAAGTACCTGTCGGGCAATCTCGCCAAGAGCATCACGCTCTGCTCTCTTGTTTTCGGCATCATTCCGGCGGGGATTATTCCCGTTTCCGATGACTCCTTCTCGACCGCTTGCAGGTAATTCCTTGCTAGTTCGATTCCTGTTGTCATATTTTCCTTCATACACTTTCACGAAATTTGTCGGTTTAAAAATCCAGTCAAAATCTGCTATCCATCCCCTTTGATTGTCCCCGGCTAAAAAGTTTGACGCTCCTGCTCTCTCTATCATCTCTGCAACTTTATCCTTGCCATGCTGCCGAACTCTTGCCATTACGGTAGATACACGCTTATCCGTTATAGTTTTAACCGTGGCAAGACCGGGACATTTCTCGTGATAATAGTTCACGATCTTGTTCACTAGCTCTCTGTCGGGTTCTTTTTCTTTTTTCGCGGAACTTTTTTCTTTTTCTCCCGGAGGTTTTACGGGTAATTCAAAATTTTCATCGAGAGGAAATTCAAGTTCCCCTTGGGGAATATCTCCGTTAGGAGATAAAGGGGTAATATTATCTTTACTTTCCTTTTCTTTCCTTTCCTTTTCTTTCCTTTTCTTTTCTTGCGATAAATTTTCATCGCAAATGCGATCGGGTGGCGATTGGGTGGCGATCGGTTGATGATTTTCTTGTTGATTACCAGCGTTGTTCTTCCACCTTCTTTCATTGCCTTTTTTACCTGCCTCGGATAATTTTTTTGATTTTTCATCTTTTTGCGTCATCCTTCTCTTGAAACTCTCGGAGTAGAAGTACTTACCATCCTCGGTAAAGACAAATAACCCGAAATCCTCGATAACAGATTTTACTTTTCCCGTGTCAACCCGAAGGTCAAAGGCTATCATGTTATAATCTTTGACACTCGTGTATTCCGGCTCTTCTCGCAGTCTTTCTAAAATCATGAAATATATCCCGTAGCCCTCGGCCCCCCATCGCATACGTAGAGGAATTAATTTATCAGAATTCCTAGCGTTGCTGTCATGAGAAAAATAATTATTCATGTTCCTTTTTCCATTTCAAAAATTCATCTAAAGTTTTATCATGTTTTTGTCTATTGCAATGTCTACAAGAAGTGACTAAATTTGATAAATCATCACTTCCTCCTTTTGAAAATGGAATGATATGATCTACCTCTAATTTCCCACCTCTTTTACCACAATATTTGCAAGTGTAATCATCACGTTTAAAAACGGCTTTCTGTATTTCTTGCCACTTTTTTACGTTAGTGTTGTACATCCTCTTCCTTTTCAAATATTCATCTAGTTCTTCTTCAATATCGGCACCATAGTACATTCTTTCTAAACAAGCAAAATCAACAAAAGAATTATAAAAATCTTTGACTTTATTTTTAATGTTAGAATTAGATTCAATATCATTGATTACGTCATTTCTAAATTTTCTAGAGTGAAAACGATCCATCACTTTGAACCATCTTTGATTAGGAATTTTACTCATATTACAATTCTTGTTTCTTTTTCTCCATGAACTCTATCAACCCTTCAACGATCTTGTTAGGTTTAATCGTTGTCTTGCTCCCGTCCTCCATCACGAGAACAACTCTTGTTATTTTTACTTTCATATCGATTTTAATTTATTCTCTCTCTTCTTTTTTAGCGATATACTTAGCGTATTCTTTACATACCTTGGGGCGTGTTTTACAGCAATTCCAAGCGCTTACTGAACTGTAATGCTCGCAATGACATCGATCACACCATTGCCCGGGACAAAGTTGCTTGCAAATCAAATATACCGCTTCGCGGACACGATGATAAGAGCGTTCGCTGGATCTGTCTAAAATACTGCTGTTTGCAAGAATCGATCTTACAAGTATTTCATCATTAATATCTTTGGTGTTAAAACCAAGATCTTTTTTTGTTCGTCTTTTGCAATCTAAATAAGTGGATAGTACCATGCGTTGCGGTTTTCCTAACATATTGTTTGTTTTTATTCTTTAATCAATTCCTGTATTCTCGCCAGCTTGGCCTTCAGTCGTGTACACTCGTCAAAGGCTTCCTTGTAAGCGTTAGCCAGCATCTCGTAAGCTGTCATGCTAACAAATTCTTCTTCACGTTTTACCGTCTTGAACTCTACTGGGGTAATCGTGATTATTCTCCGGATGTCGTTTTTTCTTTTCTTGCTCATGTGTATTTTTATTTAATTTGTTCTACTTGTTCGATCGCTAAAAATATTTCATAAACTAATGGTGCGACCATTGAATTACCTAGAGCCTTTATCGATTCTTGTCGCCATCTTGAAAAGGTGATACCAGATAATCCAAGGGCACCCCCATCATCTCCTCGACGAATAGCGGGTTCAGTTGCAGGGAAGTTTTGCCAGTCAGGGATTTTGATACACCTTCGATCATACCGTTCACCGCCAATACTGTCAACGATTGCCCCATTTGGCTGTTCGAGTTGTAAGTTTTCGTGTATTTTGTCGCTTCCGACGCGTTGGGAGTAGGTAGTAATTTGCTTGCCGCCAAGTCGTTCAAGTCCATCGTCCTCCCTTGTTCTCGTTTCCTCTGCCACCTCTCGCTTTCCATCGTTGACCCGTTCTTGAAATCCCTGCTTTGAGGGGTTGGAAGAAGTCCGAATTTCGCGCCAGACGATAGATTGTTTAATTTCTTTCCAGTCCGATCTTTCAGTCTTTTTGCCTGCTGTTCCGGGTGTTCTATAACTTCCATCGCTCTTGGAGTGGGGAGTAGATCCTTGTAGACCATCTCCGGCAACCCCTGTTGCTCGCTGTTGGGTCCCCGTCTCCTGTAATCCTGCGCCATCGGTGTCGGTAACATCATCCCTTCTTGCCAGAAACCACACCCGGTCTCTCCGGTGGGGCGCTCCGACGGCACAAGCCGGTATAACAACTGGCTGGACTGAATATCCGATTGACGCGAGGTCGATTCTGATTTGCTCGATAACGAACCGTTGTCGTTTCTCGTAAAACGTGTAATTCTCTCCGCAAACGTCCGTGTAACTTCCCACTTTAGTCTCCTCGCCGGGGAGTACCATCGTGATGATTCCACCAACGTTTTCACCAATAAACCAAGTCGGTCTAACTTCGTTGATGACACGAAGCACCTCCGGCCAGAGGTAGCGGTCATCTTCCGCTCCATTTCGCTTTCCGGCACAGCTAAATGGCTGGCATGGAAAACCTGCCGTGAGGACATCAACTCGTCCTCTCCATTCTCTGAAATCTTGCTCGAATATGTTTCCATAGTGTACAGCGTTAGGGTAATGATACTTCAATACTTTATTACAAAAATCGTCTATCTCTACACTAAATTCATTCTTCCAACCCATCCAACTTGCAGCTAATTCTGCTGCTCCTATTCCAGAACACAGACTTGCATGTTTAAATATTTTCATCATGTAATTTCCATTTATATCCACCTGCGGTTAGATAATATTTACGTCTATGACAGCATCTTGATATATTATAATTTTTAATACCAGTGACTCTTTCTGCTTCTTTTATGGAAGGGAAAGAATTGATGATATTATCATTTTCATCTATCATCAAAACTTTTTTAGAAAGTTTTTTATGATTAATATGACTTAATTTAGAACGTATTTTAATATTACCATAATTACAGTTATATTTAGATGTACACCATTCTAAATTATTTACATTATTGTTAGTTCTACATTCATCTTTATGGTTTACTTGTGGATAATTTTTATTATTAGGAATAAATGCTTCTGCAACTAATCTATGAACAAGCCTCCTGTAAGTTTTTGAGTTAACTTTAAAAGAAACGATCAAATATCCACTATTAATAATACTTTGAGAGAGAATCTTGCCTTTCCTTTTTTGTGGGAATCCATTAATCCCAATAATATTTCTATCTATTGATCGTACATTTCCTAATGTAGATACTTGATAACCATTTAAACCTTTAATATCTTTCCAAATTTCATCCATATCTAGTTCAATTAAGTTTATTTCCCATCCACGTGGCCGCGAGTTCACAGGCACCAATACCGGTGCAAAGGGAGGCGTGTGTCATTGTTCTATCTCTCATAATTCACGCAAGTTATGTTGTTGTCTTTACAATTGGGTTGCGGGCAAACCCTGTACTTGCACTCTATTAGGTTGTATTTCCAAACTGAATGATGAATGCAGGCAAGGCAGTCCGTGGGAGGGGATGTAGTGATGATAACGATACCACGCTCTGGTAGGTTAGAGGGTGGTTTGGGTGGTCTGGTAGGACGTTTCATCGTGCCTTTATTTTAATAGGCAACCCGGCATATTCCCAAGCGATCAAGCAAGAATCACGACAATCCTGCGATTGTCGCTTGTCTAAACCGCCCACGATGTAAGATAATTCCTCGTGTGTTATCTTGCCATCGGTTCCTTTCCAACACTTTTTTAACGGCATTATCTCGTCGACTTCAAGACCGTAATGCCTTGCCATTTCAGCTATTTTGCGTGCCACCTCGTGATTTCTTCCAGTGTTATTCCCGGTTTTTGCGGCAGCAGCAATACTTCTCGTGTTCGTGGAATGCCAGTTTGATTGTCTTTTCCATCCCGCCTCGATAACCACGATCACGTTTTCCCCTTTATCCACGAACTCCTTTTTCATGTATTGCAGGTAATCCATTAGATTGGGAAAGGATAATGACGCTATATTTAACATTCTAGTTTCAACGTGCAATTCTGTCACGCCGCTCTTGTTTACATCCGGGTCTATACCGATAACCCTGTCGTATTTTGTTTTCATGTTTAGTTGTTTTTAATTAGTGAATGAGGCGGGGATCGAACCCGCACCGTACGATAACTTCCAGCGTGTCAGGCTTTATTTTCGACGTACTAGCACTTAGCATCATCTTTAGGCATGATACGACCATAACCGGAACATTATAGTGTCTACCAATTGCACCACTCATTCATGCCCGTTTCACGGGCTGTGTTTTATTCTTGTTTGTCCTCGAAATAAGGGAACACGTCCATTATATTGGAATCACCAACTTGCACGATCTCGAACGGGACAACGTAAGTGGATAGGGATTTTTGCAGGTTCTCTAACGCCTTATCAACATTATCCCCGGCAACGAGGTGATACCAGTTTGTTTTCTTTTCCCTGCCGGAAATGCTGTCAGCGTCAATGATCGCTACTTTCGCTTTGAACCACTTGTCATCATTGCCGTCTTTAGATTCTACCAACTCGGTAATGTTGGATTTCTTTATCGCCTCTATGTAGAAATCGCCCTGAATTATCTCTCTTAATTCCTCGATAATTCTACTCTCCGCTTCCGTGAAACTAACGGCATCCAATAGGTATAATTTGGACACTTTTCTTTGCCTGCCGTCTTCATCTACTTTCGTGTATTTTACTTTTACTTCAAACCAATTCGCTGTCATAATTTTTATTGTTTTAAAATTTTAATCTTTCCAATCATGTCCATGCCCCGAAGGACAAGGTGTTCGTTATCTTCCTTGCCAGAGGGTGACAACTCCCAGCAAGTAGTTAACACGTGCTTGTTGATTATCCTCTGCAAGACTTTCATGTCAGCCGGGTAAACTATCTCGTTCACCTTGTTGCGGCCGAGGTTTATTAGCTGTACTTTCATGTGTTATGTCCTTACATCTTTCAAGTTTCCTTTTTAATAACGTTGCCTTTCTTTTGAATTCAAGCTCCCGAACAGACATCCCCGTCACGTGTTCGGGTAACGATTCAAGGAACTTGATCAAGTCGGCGTGTAGGGTGTTGGGGATGGATTTCATAAGTAACGTTCGTGTTTCTTTATCTCGATCTCTATTTGCTCCAGCATCTCGGTTTCGTGTGGTTCCGGTAAATAGATTCCAGCCTCTTGGCTTGCCCAGTCCCGGAACCTCTCTATCGCTAGAGTCATCTCCCCGGTGTCAAGGTCTGCACTGCTACGAGAGTACTTCACGTGACCCAGAAATTCATCTTCTTTCTCTCTAACGAACAATTCCTTGTTGCAAAGCAACTTGAAGTACTTTTGTTTCACCCATTCCATAGTGTTGCCCGTCTCTATAGCGAAGTAACCGATCAAGGCGTGCAAGTAAGCGTTTTGCTGGATCGTCCTTTTCTTCTTGCGTTCGGTTAACTCGATTTTCACGCCCTTGTTTAACAAGAATTGAAACCGCTCGGCGGCTCTCTTCTTGTCTAGTTCTTTGCTTAAATCGTAAACCATCGATTAGAAGGGGAAATCGTCCTTTTCTTCTTGGGAATGGTTATCCACCCCCGTTTTCTCGGTAACTGTGGTTTGATTATTACCCTTGTTGTACCTTTCAACTCTCTCGATCTTGTAAGCCCGTACCTTGTTGAAGTATTTTTCCTCCCCCGTGTTCTTGTCATTGTATTTCAAGCCTTGAATGTCAAAAGAAACCGTCACCACCTCGCCCTCGACGAAAGAATCAAGCTCCCGGCATTTCTCGTCACCGTTAATCGAGAACGATGGGAAAGAGGAGAAACCCGGTTCTCCCGTGTACTGGTCGTATCTAGTGTTATCGATAACCAATATTCTCTCGTGGTAAACTTTACCGTTAATTTCCTTTCTTTCTGTTGGGTATATCTTATGTATCTTACCCGTTATAGTGTTAGCCATTTTGTTCGAAGTTTAAAAGATGATATAATTGTTTAGTGTTTATCCAGTCCATGAAGTCTTCAAGCAATATCCTGTTATCCGTTTCCATCTTCTCGTATCTTAAGCAGGGTATTGGCTCGATAACTTTCAGTTGCAAGCCACTAACATCGAACCCGTTCACCTCTTTCTTGTAATTCATGAAATGAAAAAGGTCAAACACGAACTGGTTAGCGTCGAATATTTCAAGGTAGAACCTCCATTGACAACTATCGATGTATTCTTGCTGGTTCGGGGACGAGTACTTGGTCTTGATGTCGTGAATCACGTTGCCGTGAATGATGTCAGCGCACCCGCTAATGTTCACCTCCCCGAATCTCGTTTGAAACACCTTGTTTAAACGTGTCTCGTGAAACGCCTCCGGCATGGAGTTCCGGTACGCCATGGCGACGTTCTTCTGGCTCTCGTTCATCTTGACATCCCCGCCACCCGTTCTCACTATCCCGTTCTCCCACGCTTTTTCACCTTCCTCCACGATCTTGTGAAACGCCGTTCCTATCCAAGTGTACTCGTTACCCTTGAACTCCCCGGACAACGTGTCTATCACGCTCTGTTCCGTGTCAAAAGGAGATACCGAATCCATGTACCTCCTGAACTTTTCAAGCTGGGTCACGCGGACTGTGTACATCTCTCGAAAGTTTTGGTATCCGGGTTGTATTTAATCCCGATTGACTTGGTCTTCTCCGAGAACATCTTTCTTAACCCCGCTTGTTGCATCTTGGTCAAGTTCATGATCTCGCCAGATATTTCCATCGCCTGTTCCGGTGTTTCCATCGTTTCTATGGCTGATGTCAACTCTCTAACTTTTTCAAGAGCCTCTTTTTGAGCCTCCGATTGTTTCTGTATGCTCTCCTTCACTTTCTCGATGATGTCAGCCATGAACGTCAAGAATGCCGGGTCGTTCTCGTCTGGAATCTCTAGCGTTGGCAGTTTAGCCACGTTCTTGCCGGTTAATGTTTCGGTAGGATCGAAGCTCACGCAACGCTTTTTATTTATTACCGAAACATACCCGACTTGATCGGATATTCTTAAAAGTAAATCTTTAGATTGTCCAGTGCAGTCTGGAGAATGTTTAATAACGTCTCCTTCCGTGGCTTCTTTGTCGTGACAAATGAAAATAATATCAGACCCATTTGAACGCAGAAAATTGACGAAATTCTTAAAATCATCTCCGATCTGCCCGAATCTTTTTAACGTGTTAGTTTTTAGCTTGTAATCTTTGCTTATAGCGTATTGTACCAGGTAATCATCAAGGGCCGCACGAGCCGTGTCACAGATGATCGTTTTGTATGATTTCATGGTTTCAAATTCAGCGGTCACCTCTTCCCATTTGTTGGCTATAAGAGTGTCACAACGATTTATTGCTCTATCGTACCCTCTGTCAGTATCAATTAATAATGGAGAGTTTGCGGTTGTTGCTAACGAGGTTTTCCCTGTACCTGCTTGCCCGTAAATCGTGATAATCACGGGACGTTCCGGGGTAACGTCACTTTTTTTTAGAATTGGCATATGATTAAAATTTATGATTAATAATTGCTTGGTAAATTTTATCTGTTATAATTCCTTGTGAATAGTATTTATCCGCTACTGATTTCACGGTTTTTAATTTTTCTTCAATATAGGCGTTTCTTGCCTCTTCTGGAGTCCCGTACAATCCTATGTGTTTCGTCGTTGAATCCTTGTTGTTTATTTGAGCACAGTATTTATTTAGCCTCTTCAGGTAATAAACACCCCGTGGTAGATTCCCCTCCTTTTCCCCGCTGGAAATAAAAAGTTCATTAATTTCTCTCGGAACGAAAAGGCACGTGGTTGGTCCGTACATTTTATTGCCACTTACCAAAATGTCTTTGTCAAGGACGAAGCCAGGCACGTAATTCTCGTCAAACCATTTTTTATATTCACTAAGGAATCTCCACTTGTCACTCACCCAACATTTTTCGTAAGATTTATTTCTATCTCTATTACCGTAACATCTTTCTATCATGCCTTGCCACGTGGAGTATAATGGAGAACCTTGGGTTTCATAAAGGTCGTTGTATCCAAATCCGTACACGGCACATTTTTGCTCGTCTAACCCGCAATAATAACACCCTTTACCGGACAAGTGAGAGTCCGGACGTTGGGAGAAAACTCCATGTTTAGGGCAAATTATTATCACGGGAATTTTATTATTCACGTATTTTACCATACTGTAATCATACGATAAACCGTGTTTTTCTTTGGCTAATTTTATAAACTCTTCTCTTGAATGTCTTTTAGGCATAGTACTTGATGTTTTATATGTTATACTTCAATCCAAAAATAAAAATATCAGATCAAGTAAATTCAATCTTTTGATCACGAGTTTTGTTTCGGGAACACGTCCGATTTCTTGATAATAGCCATAATTTGCTCGATTTAAAAGTTATACGTACATTTGTAATTAAATTTGTCCCCGGCTCGCATCGAAGCGCACGACTGAATCGACCGGGGGATTAAATTGGTTAATCACTTGACAGGGTAATTGATGTCGCCATCACAACCTGTCGTTAACTGTATATTTTGACGATTCTCTATTACCATCATCCCGATAGTTAAAGAGACCCCGAAGTATTTCAAAGAACAGAACCGCTGCTTTCAAAGGAGGCGGTTTCTTTTTTAGTGGCGGGAGGGGACTCGAACCCCTTGTAATGCGTGTGTGAAAAGAGGAAAGATGCTTCTCCAAGCTGTTACCCACCGTGTGCCGGGACTTACACCCGGCCGTTTTTAATTACCAACAAACAAATAACAGAACTAAAGAACCTTGCGTAGAGAGCTTACAGGAACCTTCATCATAGAGCCACGTGGCTGCTTAATAATGGCTAACCCGTCTTTCTTGTCAATACCCTTGAAGGTGAAGATCCCTTCCACGTGGGTTGTTGTTACTTTATCACCTTTTTTCATATACTTAAATTATTATCTATAAACTTCCGTGAACACCCCGTTGACTAACTTGTAATAAGTGTCTTCTTTTATCTCGACCCCGTCAACCCTTTTTGTTACCACGTTTATCGGGATCAAATCTCCATTATCGTCTATTTCCCATTCAGCAAGTGTTATCCAAGATCCAATTTTTGCCTTCGCTATTGAATTATTCCCGGCACACATTACCACGCTATTTTTACCCGATGACCCGATCTTTGCGCCATTACCCGATGACCCGATCTGTGCGTAATTACCCGATGACCCGATCTTTGCGTCATAACCCGATGACCCGATCTGTGCGTAATTACCCGATGACCCGATCTGTGCGCCATAACCCGATGACCCGATCTTTGCGTCATCACCCGATGACCCGATCTGTGCGTCATCACCCGATGACCCGATCTGTGCGTAATTACCCGATGATTTTTCTAACTCTTTTGTATCATTTTTCGAGAATATAGTTTGTTCCTTCAGCCATTCTATCCCCATCTTGAATAATCCAACAAATCCGATTTCAGCATTTATTTTTATCCGTTTGCCACAGATTTTAGAATCATTCTCTTTTTTGTCATTTGATACCTCGTCAAGTTCTACCTCGCAGTACTTGCCTTCCACGTCGTTGTAATAGTTAAGAACGTCAAGGGGGTTGGTGCAGGCGTGAAAACCTTTCTCGCATAACACTGCCTCCTCTTCCTCGTATTCCTTTCCTTCCTCGAACTGGAAACCTCTGCACGTGAAATCTTTATTAAATCCTTTGTACGCTTTCATGTTTATGTTATTTATTGTTCGTTTCCAAAATTTCGCCCTTTCGAGTATCACTACTTTGTCCGGGCTAATTATCTACTCACTTTAAAAGAAATTGCGTTCTTGATTGTATTTCTCGTTCCATTCATCCACCACGTGCATCCACTTCTGACCGGTTACCTCTTCTCTAGATTCCATCTTGACAAGGTCTGATTCCAACATACCCAGAAAAACACCCCTCTCTTCCGGGTCCCAGGCGTAAGTCTTGAGAAACTCCTCGTCGCTCATGGTCTTGACATTGTTAATGTCTTCCATCACTTCCGATGCCGTGTCGTAAATAAAGTTCATGACTTCCTAGATTTACTTCTCGTCCTGAAATGCTCCTCGATAAACAACAAGGTCAAGAACCAGCAAAAGACAGATACGTACAACTGGTGCGTCGCCGGATCGCCAAGAGGGGTGGTGCCGAATAATCCCCCGAAAAGGCTGACTAGCGACAGGGTGAAGAATATGGTGATGTGTGTTTTCATCGTGATTGAATTTTTTTAGTCCTAAACTTTGGTTTGAAGGCAGGAATCTTGAAATTATTCATGTAAGCGTCAATGTCTTCAATGTTATAGACAAAGCGACCCCCAATCTTGTAAAAAGGTAGATTCCCGGAATTTCTCCACTCTCTTAGAGATTTCTCGTTGCCGAAACCAAGGTATTCAACAACCTCTTTCTCGTTAAGCCATTTTTTTACTATTAAAGCCATTACAACAATCCTTGTTTGTTACAAAATGCTACCAACTTCTTACCGTTCGCCTCTAACCCGAATCTCTTGCAAGCCCGAAAAATCGTGCTCTTTATAGCATCTGGTGACTTGCGCAACTCGCTAGCGATCATTTTATGAGAGTAACCGTCCGATAGTAGAGGCATGATCTCTTTCTCGACCGGGGTAAGCTTGAATTTCGGGCTTGCCTCACAAATCATGTTCTTGCAAAACTGCCGGTAAGGACAATGAATAAACTCGGAATGTAAAATGCCATCCTCGTCAATGTCTAGAATGTTATCAGTTGCCCCGCACTTGCAAGCGAAAAAACGAGTAACAATCTTCCAGTGAAATAACGGCTTGTTGAACCGGCAGTTTGAAAATTCCTTTTCTAGCTTCTTCACGGCATCCGGGTAATTCTCGTTAAGCCACGTCATCGCCACCCCGGTGAACTCGTAATCATTCTTGTTGTACACCTTCGTCCCCCCTTCAATGCTATATTGTATCATCCCGGACGGTGTCAAGCTGAATTCTATGCTTTTCAATTCTTTCATGGTTACAAGTGATTAGGCGATTCTCTTGACAGTTAAAACACTCCCCCTTACGGAAATTTTCGTGTAAACACCTTCTTTCTTTAATCTTGAAGACCACGTTCTAGATGTTTGCACGTCTTGTATTGAAGGTTTGTTAAAGGTCATTTCTTCTCCAACAACCAAACCCAAAAGGGTTGCCTTCCAGTTAATTTTTTTGTCTATTATTACAGCCATCAGTAATTTGTTTTTACTTTTGTGTTGATAAATATTTTATTGACGATGCAAATATAGAGCATTTGAATTAAAATAGAAATCATTTGCTATAAATATTTAGTTATTTTGAATTAATTAACATTTTAGCCAAATTCGATATGATAGATAGGATCAAGCACATTATGGACTACTATAACATGAGCGTGAACGCTTTTGCTCAAAAAATAGGTTCAAATCAAGTCACCATAAACCAACAGGTAAATGGAGATAGAAAAGTAAGCCTTGACACTATACTTAAAATAGTTAATTCATTTGCTTTAATATCTACGGATTGGCTTCTCACCGGAGAGGGCGAAATGCTGAAATCATCTTCACCCAAGGAAGAATCATCCCCCATCACCATCGACCGATTGATGAGTATCATCGAAAGCCAACAAAGAACCATCGAAAACCTTTCCAAGAAATAGCCATGGATATATATTCAGCCAAAGAAAAAGATGATTTGCTGAACAAAATCATAGCCAAAGACTATATCTCGCTTTACGAGAAAAGAGAAATGTCTATAGCGGATGATTCTCTATTACCCATGGGGTTGATCGAGATCTCGATGAAACTCGTGTCTCCCGCCCATTACGTGTGCGTCTCAACTCAAAAAGGAAAAGACTTTATAGTAGCAGGGGGATTCACTCGAATTCAAAAAGAAGAAAACGAGAAAACCGAACGAGAGAATGAAAAACAGGAACTTGTCAGACTCCAAAAAGAAAGTCTCGAATATCAAAAAACAATAAGGCATCAAGAAGCCATAATACGGCTACATAAATACATTGAAGCCGCATCATGGTTAATCACGCTAATCCTTTCCTTGATATTACTGTTTTTCAAAAACTAGCTTAATCGTATCCCCGTAAGGCTTTATGACAAGATTATTCCCTCTCGTCAAAAGTCCCAACGAGTTACAAATGTATTCGGCAAACTGCTTGTCGGTCATATCGCTTTCCCTGCATTCAGAAACGAGCGACAAGATAACCGATTCCGGGTTCGGGAAATATTTCCCTGCTTCTAATTCACAAAATGGGCAAATTGGTTTATCCATAGTCATACAATTTATATTTACATCATCATTTCAAAGAACTCGTGAGGTTGCGCAACGCTACGGGTCTCTTGATTTTTTAGAACCCATTCGGGTTGCTTTCCGATTAATTCGCTTTTCTATGATTGCTGCCATTGATAAAATGTTTATATTTGCGTTGGTAAATTATTTTGTTGATGCAAATATATGATCATTTTTGACAAGTATGTCATTTTTGATGAAATATTATTGCTAAATAACGTTAAAATGATATGTCAAAAAAGACATTACGAGAAATTTTAAAAGAAAGGTCTATATCTCAACAAGTTGTAGCTGACGCCTTGGGAATAAACATTACCAACATTCGCAGATATGATGATTTATCTAAAAGAAGTTGGGACGAAATTGTAACTATAGCAAAAGTGATAGGTGTAGATATATCAGAATTGATAGGTCTAAACATTAGTATTCCAACAGCTAATGAGACTGAACCCGTCACTGATCCAATAACCAAGCGTGTTCCCTTGGTTAATCAATACGCCTACGCCGGGTACTTAGCCGGGTATAAAGATCAAAAATATATTGACCAGTTGCCAATAATACCTTTCGATTCCGAAGACGACCCAAATTTTCGTTATATGGCGTTTGAAATGAAAGGCAATAGCATGGATGATGGGTCTCGTGATAGCTACATTGAAGGAGATAAATTGTTTTGCCAAGAAATCCCATCGCATATGTGGGATACATCAAAATTACATACGATGAATTGGAATTTCGTTATTGTATACCAAAAAGGTATCATCGTGAGAAAGATTATAGACCACGATATACAAAATCGCACGATCGTGGCGCATCCTCTCAATCCTTTCATCAATGATGAATTGATTAATCTTGTTGACGTGTATCAAATATTTCATGTTTTAGAATATCTAAGAAAAAATTAAATGTGATTTTAAAATTTGGGGATCATGAGAAGGATTTTATTTTTACTGCTTGTAATCGCTATGATATTTGCTTGCTCAAAAAATGAAAAGATAGATGATGAATTACCAGAACAAGGAGAGAAAATAAGTATTTACGAGCAAGCGAAATCCTTGGTAAAAGATTCTATTGGACTAACAATCATGTCACATACTGATAATATTTCCGGTGATGTGTATAAAGATAAATTTATATTTACAGGAGTAAAACAAGGCAAGTTTTGGTTCGGTATTTTCTCTGCACTCAACAACCAAGACAGCAAAAACATTGTTGGGGAGGAAATTATTTCTTATACTACAAAATTTGATTATTCTTTACATAGAGATATAAACATTGGTTATGGCGAAAAAGAATCACTAGACATAGGGTATATATTAATGAGTATATGGGGTTGCGTAGAGAGTAAAGAATTCGAAATGGTTATAATTGGTAAAAAGGATAATCTCGTAAGTGACAATCCTCGTACAATTGGTGATTTTGTTATAGTAAGGGATGGTATTGAAAAACATTACGAAAATACTCTTTACACATCAAAAAATTGTTGGTATAACAACACCATGATATTTGATGATTATCAGGAAGTCATATATTATCCTGACAAAGATATAAACATAAAGCTATACTCTAAAGATGGAGGTGTTCTATACTCACTACCTGAATACATTAATCTCAATGCTTATGACACAATCATTCCACTAAATATCAATGAAGGGATTTTTCGTAAAAGAGAGTGTTTTACAAGAGAAAATATACGTGACGGAAATACAATATGGAGAACTTATATCCCAAATATTCAAAGTAACTCAAAAATATCAATAACAAAAAACGACGAGATTAATAACGAATGGTTTTATATGATGGATATTACAAAATATGACGGTTCAAAGGAAATTCGCAACTTTGCTATTAATATAGAAACAGGGAAATATCGTGAAGTTCGCGAGAAGGAACCAGTTACAGATGTTTCCATCATTGAACTAGAGAAAAATACGAATTTTATCATAGGTGAAGAATTACAATTAACTTATAACGTTCTGCCGGAATATGCTTATAACAAAAACGTGCAAATACATAGCTCTGATGAATCCATTATTAGTGTTGACGAGAACATGAAATTACACGCAAAATCAAAAGGGGAATGCATTATCACGATTGATTCAGAAGACGGGAATGCCACGAAAAGCTATAACGTGGAGGTGGGTAGTTCAAGTTCTATTGTAACCTTCTCCGTTGATGAAAGCGGGATAATTGTCGGGGGATTTTTCACGGGATATATTAATTGTACGTTGTCAAATAATTCCGATAATCTAGTTCATATTAATTCAATAGAGATTGTTGACGGACATGGTGAAACTTTTTTCATTGGCGAAGAAAATATATTGCTAGATGTCCCACCACATTCAATTTCTGAAAAAGTAAGCTTATATATAAAAGAAAAATATCTTCCTAGATTAATATTGAAATATCAATACAATGGAGAAGAACATAAGTTTGAGTATAACATTGGAAAGCAACTAAAAAAATAACTGAACAATAACCA